CTTCTTTAAGTGAGTGGTATGGATATAATCATAAAGCACCATGTAATTCTTATGAATATACTGCCACTATTTCAGATATTGGAACATCTGGGTCTTGTGAACAAGTGTTTGATTATACGGAAGCAAGATTAAACATATCAATGATTCCATTTTCTGTAATCAAAATAGGAACTGACCCTCAAATAAATAGATTACAAATTAGAAATATTGAAAAATTTTCAAGTGTTCGAGTTGAGGTAAAAGGTAATATTGCTAATGTTCTTACATTAATTTATGCATTTGAGGGCAATGGAGCATCATATATTCCTTGGGATTTAATTCCAAATACAGGAAGTTATGGTGCGGGAGATATAAAAAGTTTATATACATATACTATAACTATTTGGTATGGAGATGGCTCAGGTAGGGTTTTATCTAATCAAAAAATTTCTCTTACAAACCCTCCAGCAGATGGGTATTACGTAACCCCTACATACTATTCCTCAATCGCAGGGTCAGTTTGTGGTGTTGGAACTCTAAGTAATTATGTGACATTTGCGTATCCATTTGCAGTTGGAGCTTCGGTTATTTATCAAAATTCGGACCTTGGAACATTGCCAGATGGATATTACAGAATGCTACAAGATTCAAATGTAATTTATCGTGTTGTAAATGAACATATATATTCAATAACAAGTTGCTAATATGGCTCAGATATCAAGGTGGGTATGGTCGGATTGCTCTACATTAGTAGTAGGATGTACTTTGTATTCCAACTATGAAAAAACAGCCGTATATGCAAGCAAGCAAATTACGATAACAACAGGAGGATTTAAAAAAGTATATTCAACTATGTCTTCTGGAGCAATCGTTAGTATTTCAACTTGTTCTTGGACATCTCAATCTTCGGCTAATATTTATAACCCAATTTATAGCGGTTCAAAAAACAATTGCGGTAATAGCGGAACAGGAAATACGATTACGGTTAATGACGGAGGAGCATATTCTTTTGCAGGAACTGCGTCTCCTATAACATCTTATGTATCCCAAGCAGATGCAGATTCACAAGCACAAACCATTGCCCAAGCAAACTTTAATGCAGGTATTCAAAATTATATAAATAATAATTCTGTTTGTACTTGGACTTATAGTAATGGTTCAGCAACTTATCCTGCTACTAATTATACAAGAAATAATTGTGGTGCTGGATGCGATGGAACAACTGTTCAGTATCAAGCAGTTACAAAATCTGGATATGCAGCTACATCTACAATATCTTATCAAAACGCTGTAGATACCGCTAACGGATATGCGTATTCTGCAGCTCAAGCAGAAAGCCAATCATTAGGGCAAGCGAATGCAAACACATATGGCACTTGTTGCTGTTGGGTTTCCGACACTTGTAGTGGTTGTACATATATGGCTAACAGACAAAGAAATACTTGTACAGGAGCTTATAGATATGAAACTGTTACCGCATATGATTCATGTAATTGTAATGTCAATTGCAAAGGAACTAATTACTCAAACAATACTTGTGTTGGCTCAGATTTAAAAGATAGGCAATATTATGAGATATATAATTGTAATGGAGCGGCAACAGGGAATTCTTACATTGAAACTTGTGGATGTGATTTAAAGCAACCAATCCTTACGTCTACAGGATATACAACTTGTTCTAATTGTCAAAATGTTACAATATACAGAGATACAAATAGATGCTCCACTACATATAATGATTATTATGTCAATGGCTCAAGAACAGGTTCTACTTTACCTTCTACAGCATCTTGTAATACTACACCTAACTATAGCATAGACTTAGGAATTAAATGTGTAAACGGAACTAATTATTACGTTTTACAAAACGATAATTCTTGTGGTAATTATAGGTATAAATACTATAGCGGGAATGAAACTAATTACACCAATAATCTTTCAGATTTTGGTCCAGCTTGTACATTTTCAGCATATAGAAATGGTACTTTCAGCCGAAATAATTGTGATTCAGGATATGTAGGAGGTAATGTTTCTTACTATAATACTTATTATTATTCTGGTATTAATAATCAAAGTGGGGCTAATAATTTAGCAGACGCTAGTTTCCCTACAGATGGGCAAAATTATGCTAATACAAATGGGTCTTGTACGGCAGTTATTACTTGCTATACATATAATATTATTTCAAATAATGATAATGTATATGTAGATGGACAATATACTACCTGCGCAGGATATACAGACTATTTTAGTTTTTATTCGTCAACCGCCTATACTAACGTGGGTTCAGTTTGCGCACAAGCAAGTACAGTTTATGTAACTGCTAATGGATTTGCTAACTCAAGTGGCACTTGTTAAAATAATTTGTATATTTGCATAACCAAACATAATAACAATGAATAAATTCTTAACGATTGCAAAGGCTTGGGGTATAGCCGTTTTCCATACAGATGAGCAAAAGGCTCTTGCCGATGAGCGTATGGAGGAGTGCAATAAATGTGAAAATCTTCAAGAGGTTGACGTAAAAAACATGACAGGAGGAGTAGTTAATAACTATTTTTTATGTGGTGCTTGCGGATGCCCTATGCAGGGTAAAATGTACACTCCTAAAGATGCTCCAAATGAACACAAGTGTCCTAAAAACAAATGGAAAGAACAAATATTAAATCTTAAATCTTAAACCAAACACAAATGTTGTCAAAAATCTCATTATCATTATCGGACGTCCTTTCTTTAGAGGCAGAATTAAACGGGTTTGTTAATCCATCAAATGGAGAAGTTGTCTTAGAAGGCTTTCTTAAAGAAAAGCTTTGCTTAGGAGATAAATATTGGTTAGAAAAATTAGCTAATAAATTGTCTTCAGAAAAGAAACTTATCGACAAGTTACGCAACGAATTGATTGAAAAATTCGGAGAGAAAACAGAAGATGGGCAAATTAGTATTGCTCCATTCTTAGATGCAGAAGATGGCGTACAAGAGCCTAACCCTAAGTTTACTGAGTTCCAAAAAGAATATTTCGACTTACTTAACGAGGTAAAAGAAATCGAATATCGTCCATTACCTTTTGATTCATTAAACAAGATTGAAAGCGAAACCGCTTACTCAATGATTTTCAAAATTGTAGCAGAGCCAAGTGTCGGAGAATAATTTAATTTTATTAGCTGAAGTTTGGGGAGCGATATGCATAACTGCTATCGCTTCCTTTGCTTATTATATTTGGTGCAATAGGAAAACATTGGATATTACCTTTAAAAACATTTTGAGGTAGCGATAATCTACTTTATCTTTGTTATGTAAATTAAGATAAAAGATGAATAATAGTAGCCCTGAAACAGGTATAGTAAATGTAGTTCTTAGTGTTACAAGCGCAGCTATTTCTTTGGCAAGTATTCAGAGTTTAGTAGGAATCTTAGCAGGAATTGTTGCAATCATATCTGGTTCATTTGCCATTAGGTATTACTATTATAAGACAGAGCAAATTATCAAAACCAAAGAAGACGCAGAATAAAGATGAAAGATTTACTAAACAATATCCATCAATTCTTTAAATTCAACGAACAATACTCAAGCGGACGTTTAATCTTTATTCTTGGCTCAATCGTTGTCTTTGGGGTTTATATCTACGATTACAAAAACAATGGGGTGCAAAATATTGTTATGAGTGTACTTGGATATTCATCCGCATCTATTACAATTTCTAAATTCTCTCCTTCGAAGCCTAATGAAAATAACGCAAATAAGTAATAAGGGATTAGACTTAATTAAGAAATACGAAGGCTTCAGGTCTAAGAGTTATTTGTGTCCTGCAAAAGTTCCTACGATAGGCTTTGGTTCGACTTACTACGAGGATGGAACAAAGGTTAAATTAACAGACCCTGCTATAACTGAAGAAGAAGCCACAAGATTATTGAAGGCTCTTTTAGTTACTTACGAAAAAGCAGTTGATTCTTTTTGCAGAGACGATATTAATCAAAATCAATTTGACGCACTTAGCTCATTTGCTTATAATTGCGGAGTTGGTAATCTTAAATCTTCTACCTTATTAAAGAAGGTTAATGCAGACCCTACTAATCCATCTATTAAGAATGAGTTTATGAAATGGAATAAGGGTGGAGGTAAAATATTAGCAGGCTTAACATTAAGAAGAAATGAAGAATCAAATTTATACTTTGGCGAAGAAGTTTAGTTTAACTGTTTTTGCGTCGATTATTTTATTAATCTACGCATTAATGATAGTTAGTGTATCGTCATGTAAGTCAACCAAGTTGACTAATACCTTAACTGAAAAAGTAAGGGTTGATACAGTTCGGGAAATCCGAATTACCGAAAGATTCAACGCAGTCCATGATACATTAATCATTGATAATCCTTGCGATTCTTCGGGCATCCTAACCACTTTCTATAGTAGAATTATCCTACCACAAGGGAAGATAGTAATTCGTAGCTTAAATGGCAAAATAAACACTACTGTGGATATTGATTCAATCAAGAATGTGTACAATAATATATACAAAACTAAACAGAGTTCCAACATCAAGTCATCTGAAAAAGTTATAACGAAGACAGTCTATCCTGCATGGTTAATTGTTGCAGTCGTATTTGAAACTTTGATTATTTTAGCGTATATTTATTTTAGAATTACAATTACATCATCTATTAAATAAAATGGCAAAGGCACTTAATGTAGCGACAGTTGCTGTAAAATCTAAGAAAAAGAATAAAGGCGTTCACGCTAAAACAAAAACGTCAAAGGCTAAAGGAAGCAAAAACTATAACAAACCATATAACGGGCAAGGCAAATAATGGAATTTGGACAAGAAAATTTTAGCTTATATAGCGAAGAGGATTTATACGAGATTAAAAGAATCTCAATGATAAGTAATAAATTAGAGATTTTATTGGATTCATTAGAGGCTATACAGGTTCTAAGTGAAGCTAAGTTTGATATAGAAAGCAAAATTATTTATAAGTTATCCAAACTAATTGATTTGGTGTAATTTTTTTTGGGTTGAAGTCATTGCAATACCTCGGTTTAATAAGCTGGGGTATTGTCGTATATAAGAAAAATTTTATAACTTTGATATAAATTAAATAGATTTCTAATGATACTTATAAGAGATGCACACGACTTTATTCGTATGCAGATAAAAAAGAATAAGCTTGGGTTTGTGAGTCCTGAAGATATCGACAGGGCGGTAAATCGTGGAGTATCAGATTGGATGAGTGCTGTTGTATTTAAGTATAAGCAATCAGGTAAATACGAATATGACCACCTATTAGTAAAAAGAACTACTTATTCAGTTACAGCATCTAATTATGTTCAAGTATTGCCAACTGACTATACAGAGGCATTAACTATTTATGTGAATAATAATGGAACATTAATAGAAGGAACAGTATATTCTTGGGATGATTTTTTAGAAATAAAGAATAGTAAGATATTAACTCCTGACCTATCTTATCCTGCCGCTACTATATATGTGGAGGACGTATCAGGAGTTGCTACAGGTAAGATAGAGTTTGCCCCTATCCCTATTTCAGGAACATATACCTTTACATTGGTATATATGAGAAGACCTGTTACGGCTGCCTACAAATACATAGCAACTAATGGAAATATAGCTTACAACCCAACAGGAAGTGTAGATATTGACTTAGATGATAGATATTTTTCTGATATCTTATCAAGGGCATTATTCTACTTAGGTATCTCTCTTCACGATGCAGATATAACAGGCATAGAAGGAATGAAAGACACATTACAAAAAAACGATGAGCGATAATGGCAACAACTAAGTTTATCCTAGGGGAACAAATTCAACGAATTTATTCAAGATTCATTGACAAGAATAACGTATCCGATGTTTTGGATTTACGCGAAATCGCATTACTCGTTAATCAGTCTATCAATAAGATTCTTAAACTTCAGGTTGCAGAATCTTTTAAGGCTGGACTTGTAGACGTTCCTAAATGCAATCTATTAGAATACACTTGTGCGGTAACATCTGATTCTGGCAACAGTAGGGCATACATCACATTACCTGCAATTCCTTTAACCTTGCCTATGGATATGGGCTTATGGAGTATTGCTGCATCAACGGCAGCATTGACCCCATACATCCCAATTCCTGCTCAAGATGCATTAGTATTTCAAGGAGCTAACGTATCTGCATTAGAGCAACAAGTAGGATATTATATCCAAGGCAAAAGAGTGTATTTTACTAAGGATATTACTCAGGTAGCTAATGGCAGTATTACTTCTGTAATTGTTAACTTGTTGGTAGCTGACTTTAGTAAGTTGACTGATAATGAATTACTTCCAATATCTCCTGAAGTGGAGACTATGGTTATTGAAGATGTATTAAACACATTAGGATTGGGTAAAGTAGCTCAAGCAGAATTGCAATCTCAACAATCTCAACAACAATAATAGATGAAAACTAAGTCTTTAAATGTTATAGTTCGGGATGCTTTGCTTGATAGTGGGCTTCCTTTACATTACTATACAAGATATCTACATCATGGATTAAGAATCTTAGACGAGTTGTCTTTAGACTTTAATATGAGTAATATTAAGACCGTTGCTTTGGCGGTAACTTCTTATCAAAGAGCGGTGTTGCCTACTGATTATATTGACTTTATTGATGTGTCTGCTAAGTATGGAGAGAGATTATTACCAATGGAAAGAGAGAGAAATCTTAGCAAGAGATATAACTACGATTCTTCAGGAAACAAGACTACCTATCCTACCGCTACTTCAATCAATTATGATGAGGAGATTAACTATAGTTTAATTTCAGGTAGCAATAACTTAAATACAAGAGGGGAATTGGTTGGTAGATACTATGGTCGTAAGCGTAGTGCTAAGTTAACATTTGATATTGACGAGACTAATCAAGAATTAGTATTTAGCAATGAGATGGGTTTAACTGAGGTTACATTAACTTATATGACCTCTGCGGTATCTAAGTCTTCTGCTAACGTAGTTAATCCTTATGCGACAGATGTTATCACTAAGTATATCTTTATGATGGCAGCAAAGGCAGAAGGAACTACATTAGGTAAGTTTCAATTAGCAAAACAAGATTACGATAACGCAAGACGTGTGTTCAGAGCAAGATTAAATGCAATGGATTATTCTGAAATCTTAGGCTCAACAAGAAGAGGTATTCACGGAAGTATCAAGAATTAACAAATACAAATTTAACATTTAACAAATGGCTAAGGTAACTCTCAGAGCGTCAGGTGGTTTAAACAATGATGTAGATGTTAATAATTTACCTGATGGTGATTATACAGTTGCAAATAACATCATTTTTGATGCAGGTAAAGATGGTGGCGCAGGTGCAATTAAGATGTTAGATTCTATCAAGACTCTTGGCTTAACTACTATTTCAGGGACTATCAAGGAGACATTCCTTAATACAGATGGAACGATTTATATATTAAGTCGTATAGACGCAACTAATGCATCTATATATAGAATTGTTCCAAATATGTTAAGCAATCCTGTTAGCTATGCGAACCCAGTTCAGATGCTAATATATCCTCATGGAGGGATGGAGGTAACGACAGCATTTACTCCTGATTTAAGAGTTCTTGGAAACACTATTGTTTGGAATTATGCAAAGGATGGGGACTATGAAGGTATTCCATTATTATTCTATATTCCAAATTACTCATCAAGCTTAATAACCACTACTTTAAGTAACTTAAAAATACAAAAACAGACTCCTAACAATATTGTAGGGATAGTAAAAACATTAGGAACGGGTAAGGAGTTCTTGGAATCTTCTGATTTTCAATTCGCTTTTAGATACCAATATAGTAGTTATGAGTTTTCCGCACTTGGGAATTATTCTCAAATATATAAAGGAGAAAAGACTACAGAAAAATACACATTTACTTATACGTTTCCATCTACTGTTCCTACTTGGGCTTCTTACATTGAATCCTATGTTAGGATAGGAAATAATGGTACTTGGAGAAGAATAGACACAAGGGCAGTTGTGGCATCAACCGCACCTACATTTGAATGGACAGGGCAAGTATATGAAAGCTTAGATATTATAACCACAGGAAAACCATTTGATGCTGT